ATTAACTCTTTTGTTATGAATATTATTACTGTCGTTAAACTTAGCTGATTCTAATACATCCTCTATAGTTATATTTTGATTTTCTTCAATTATATTAGGAAAATTTTTTAACAAAGTCTTTTTTCCTATACCGTTAATGCCAGATATATTATCACTCTTATCACCTTCAAAGATTTTCGTAATTAAATAATTTTTTGAAGGAACTTCGAAATCTTCTAATACTTCTTTAGTACCATAGAATTTTTTCTTTGTGGGACTCCAAACCTTAATTCTACCATCTACTAACTGTATAAAATCCTTATCTGTAGACATAATAATAATATCACTTTTAGGTAATACACTTGTTGAAATGTAAGCTATTGTATCATCAGCCTCTATATTGTCTATTGATAATATAGTTATAGGAAGTTGCTCAAGATATTCAACAGAACGTTTAACCTGCATAAACATTGATTTTCGTTCATCATCTACAGAAGAAAAATCATAAGCCCTATTAAGACGAAATTTTGTCTTTCGTTTCTTTTTATATTCNGGATATAACTTACGGCGACGAACCGATCCACCCTTACCATCAAANACAACTATGCATCGAGTGGGATTGAGCATTTTAATTGCATAACCGACNGANTTCAGAAAACCAACTATTCCNCCAACGTGAATCCCATCATCATTGAGAGTTGGTATAACACTAAATACTCTTATAAAGGTATTTAGGCCGTCTATTATCAGTACTTTATCATTAGGCTTACCTGAATCTATTTCGCCGCCGTGTTTTCGTATCTCATTTAATATAGATATATATCTATCATTGCTCATCAGATTCTTCTGCTACAATTACATCATCTATACCAAAGTTTTTATCGTATTTAAGAATCACTTTATCACAGATTAAATTATAGCAATATTCTTTAAATTCAGTGTTTTGTAGTTGTTCTGACCAATCTTTAGATTGGAATTTTAATTCCTCTCCATTATGATTTTTCATAGTATACCAAGCACCACCTTGTTTTAACAATTTATAATCTTTTAAAACCTGTAGCCAACTTCCATCATCATCAATACCACTTTCAAAGTATAAATTAAAATCGGCATGCCTCATGGGAGGACCAAGTCTATTTTTAATGACTTGAGCTCTCATTTTCATGCCGATTGTATTAGTCTTTTTATCTTTGATTTGTCCAAGATTCTTTAATCTTATACGAGTTGATGCGTGAAATGGTAATGCTTTACCACCACTTGTAGTCCAAGGGTCTCCAAACATTACACCAAGTTTCTGTCTAAGTTGATTAGTAAATACTAAAGCTATTTTTTGTCTACCAATCATTTGAGTAATCTTCCTCATAGCTTTAGAAATAATAATAGCTTTGCCAGTAGCCCAACCTTCTTTATCAAAATCACCTTCTAATTCAGAACGAGTTGATGCACCAGCAAGACTATCTACCAAAATAGTAACTAACCTATCTCGCTCAGATTCACGAATCTTTACAACAATTTTTTCAATGGCTTCGAAAATATCTTCTACTGTTTCTAAATGTACATACAACATATTACCTACATCTATTCCAATAGCTTCAAGAAATTCTCTACTTACTGATGTTTCGGTATCTATATAAACTGCCACTCCACCTTTTCTTTGCGTCTCCGCAAGAATGTGAGCACCAATTAAAGATTTTCCACTTGACTCTAAACCGTTAATTTCAGTAATACGACCTACCGCAATACCACCATTAGGTTTATTCGAAATTGCTAAATTTAATAGAGTTGATCCTGTTGAAACAAAATCCTTTATATCTGTAGGAGTTACATCAGAACCATCTAAAAAATAAGCAACTTTGGTATCTTTAAACTGTTTATTAAGATTATCAGCTAAAGCACTTGCCAATTCATCTTTNACAGACATTTAANTTCTCCTCTTTAACTATTAAAGAGGTCATCNAATGCCGCAGATGCATCGGAAGTAGTTGTGCTACTTTGTAATGTTGAAACTGGAGAAGACTTTCCAGAACTTTTTGGTTTTTCGGTTTCCTCTGTTTCATCATCGGAAGGATTTAACCATTTTTGTAAAACTTCTGCTAATTCATCATAAGTTTGTTCGTTATAAATTTCACGAATATCCTTTTGTGAATTTAATAAAGCTTCAAGTTCCTTTGCATCTTCTGTTATTGGTGATTGATTAGGTTTTACTCTAATAGTAGTCTTAGGAAACGAAGCGCCGATTTCTTCAGCTGTTTTAAATTCGACTCCAACATCCCTACCATTTACAGGATCTGTAATATCACCATAATCTGGATCTGCAATAACTGAAAGAAGTTCCTGGTAAACTGTTTTACCAAATCCCCAGAATTTTACTCCTTCTTTTTCTTCACCACGAATAATTACAGGTGTAAAAGTTCTCATCTTTGCCTCTAACTTTTTACCTAATTTCCAATCATCTCTATTACCAGATGACTTTAGTTTATCAGCAAATTCTTCAATTGGGTCTGGACGACCAAAACTGATTGGTGATAAGTAACTCTTACCGCCAATATCATAATGAAAAAATAGTTCAATAAACGGTGTTTGCTTATTGAATTTATAAGGTACTATTCTAATTAATGTTTTGCCTGGTTGAGGTTTCCAAAGATTTGAAGTACGAGTATTCGTAGTTTGAAGTTGAGTTAATCTTTTCTTAATTGCGTTAATATCCATTTGATATCTCCTTATTATTTATTATTTAATTAGTATTTTTCAATGATTACTATATGTAACCACTTACGGTAATATATATCAAGAAATATGTTTAAATACCACGGTATTTTTATAACAATTTACACAAAAGATCTTACTATCTCTGGAGTACCAATCACAATGATACCCCCCAAGCCAATGAACTGTTTGATAAACTTCTCTATTACAATCTGAGCAAAATCTTTTAGGTTTTTCACTCACTTTTAAATATTCTAACACTTTTTCCACATCCTTAATAATAAAAAAGTGGCTCTATTTATTTTCGAGTCTGTTAATATGGTGGAAACTGAAAATTAATGAGCCACTTTTAAAACTTTTATTGAAATTTTGGGGGTGTGGAACAGCCATTCCACATTGAATCACTCTGATTTTATGCCTTCACACTTTGTTTCCGAAAGTTACTACGATTCTCTCTCAATGCTATTAACATCGTTGAGGCGAATACAACTTCTAAACAAATGCCTTAACCCTCAAAGATTGGTTTATTCGGCCAGTTTACGGGGAGACTTCCTTTCGGGTACTCCCAGTGAAGCGAAAAAGTAGGCTACTTTTTCAAGTTAAGTGTTGACTCAAACTCCCTCATAGATTGTCATCCAGTATTACCAACATTTAGGTGAATACTCTTCTACCATAAGAAGAATTGGGATACTTTACAAGCCTTTGTCGTAACCTGTTATTCGGTCAACCCCACATCAACATGCCTGCTGATGCGTCCCATTTCAAATTTTCAAAAAACATGACCATTTATAATATGGTCTGATATTATATATATAAGTCTAATTTTCCAAAACACACGTTTTTTTATTTAAACTACAGCTGTTCTATCCCACGTATTAACATCAATAATACTATAAATTCTCGTAGGAATAATGTTAATACCATCTTCATTTGTTAGTAAAAGTGCGTTATGATAATTTTCCCAAGGTACGGGAAAAGTTTTATCTAAAACTCCATTATTCTCTTTCCGAATTATTTCGTTAAGAGCATTAATAGTATATAAAGTGTTAGTCTGTTTCTTTCTATGTAANGAAATTGTATCTCTTGCATTNTCTATATAATCATCTGTTAATTCTACATTNTATGTACATATTAATTGATGATGATCTTTTTCATTCTGAAATACATAAATCTTATCAAACAAAATATCATTACATTCTATAATTAAATCTATTATATCATATAATCTATTTCGTTTTGCNAANGTNCANAGTAGTTGNGTTTTCATATTANAGNCACTTCACCGAAAGTAATTCTAAAGTTGCTTGAGTTGAACCATTAAATCTAATATTCAGTTTAACATCAGCTGTGCCCATAATA